TTTTGTCCGAGACGGAGGAGTTCAAACTGCGCCGCCATAAGAGCGTAGTGATGCTTTTCATCAGAAGATTTGATAAGAGCGTCAAGTTCCTTAACGCGATTATCAATCATGATTTTAACGGCAAGCGGTGTCATGTCTCGTCTTTCTCAATGCTTCACAATAGCTAATGGTCTATATTTTTGGGACCTTGGATTTTTATCTCAAATTTTCTCTTTGGACCAAAAATCATGATTTTTGTGCAGCACTTAAAGTCGCTATAAAGCCGGGCGCTGGATATTTAAAATGTTTAGCCATTATTCTTACTCTGTAATTTTAGATTCGTCGAAATTTTGCATAGCAATAGTTAGCGATTCCTCAATCAATTGATTGAGTGTTATGTCTCGCTCGTGTGCCATAAGCATAAGATCATAAATTTCTTCATGCTCTAGCTCGATTTCCAAATCTACTCGGTTGTCTTCCTTCTTCGCTCTCGGTGCAAATTCCTGAACGTATAAGCTCCATTTTTCCATAGCATCAGCGTAGCTAGCCTTCACCCGTGCTAATTCCGAAGCTAACTTTTCGTTTTGCATAGCCAACTGTGCCGCGCGCCGATCAGCTTCCTCAGCCCGATTCATGTAGATAATAGTATGAGTGTCCATTGTTTTTCAATCCTTAAACGTGAATACCCAATTTGGTACCGGAAGATTAACATACGAGTTTTTAAACCAGGCCGGCCACGTTAACGCAATATATGCTTCTCCGTACAAATTGATTGCAGGGATATTACTCTTAAAGAGTAATCCTACATACGAACCAACAAGCAAATATGTACTAATTACGGCGATACATAGAAGGCTGATAATCTGTTTCCGATTACCTGGCATGCGTTATCCGCTCATCAGAAAAACAAATCCGGCAACTGCGGCCGCAATACCAAGCACAGATCCGGCCACGACAAGCTTGGCGCCCTTAGAGAAAGTAGGACCCTTCCTAGAACCAGACCAAGCAACTTCGCCGGCTTGAAGACCAAGGCCCTTAGCAGAACCATGACGAAGCATGGATTGATACGTTTCACCCGGCATACGCGGAAGTTCAGAAGGCATTGTCGTTCTCCATAAGTTAGATCGTATTAGTACTATACACTAAGAATGCAGCAAGTCAACCGTTTAATCATAACTCGCGTTTGATTCGATTTCAGCATATGAAGACGGCATCCAAGCTTCTTCATACACACCGTGATTATATCGATACTTCAATACTTTGTATGATTGAAACAGACCAAAGAAAACCGGCTTTGCACTCCAGGAAATAGGTTGCTTAACTTTCCAAAAATGATCATGTAATACTAGCTGACCATCTTTATTGACATACATTCCCATCGGAGTTCCTCTTCATCCAGTCAAAGAAATGCCATCCCAGCACTGCTGGCGTCCATTCCTTATCAGGATTGGCGTCTTGCCATTCACGAATTTGCCGAAGATTTAGTTCGGTAATTACGGTAATGTTGTTCTTTACCCATTCGTAGCTATTCATTGATTTTGCTTTCTAGATATGTCTTAATGCTAGATGGATTGGCCTTACCGCCAACAGACTTCATGGTTTGTCCGACGAACCAGCCGATAGTCTTTTCAGACAGAATCTTCTCAGGATTGCCAGCAATCAGTATATCACAGACAGGCTGAAAATCAACCATGTCTGTTTGTTGACTGTAGGCAGAGACAATCTGTACTTCACGTTCTAGTTCCGGAGAACTCATCTTGACTGATGCAAGAGCCTGAATGTTGGCGTCTAGATTCTTTAGAAACTTGCGAACACCCTTACCAACTTGATCGTCATTCGGTTCCTTAGTTTCTCGGCATAGCTCTGCAATGAGCGTATTAAGTACGTTCACCTTAGCCTGGTCACGGTCCTTACGAGCCTGAAGGACATCAGCTTTGATAGTTTCAAAAATAGTCATTTATTTACCTTCATTTTTAGTAGTCCAACCGCCTGGCGGAGGTTGTTGTCTTTTGCTGATAAGATTAGGGTTACGGAACTCATCGATATGAATCGTCTTGTGCGGTTCATTCCAAGTAGCATACGCTACCCAATCGTTTGGTTCTATTCCTTGATCCCAGCAGGTGCTTCTAGTTATTTCAGTCATAATATTTTAGTTTAGCCAAAGTGAGTGTCGGTGGGTATACAACCAATGAACGGTCAATAAAACAAAACTCATAGTTGACATACCGAAAATAAACATCAGTAACAAGTAAAAGCCAATAGCACTGAAAACTTTAAATGACGGTCTTTTCCATTGAATGAAATTTTTCTTAGCCTTTTTCTTACTGCTCGGGTTTCTGCTTTCTAGAATAGCACGAACCTCCGAAATGATTGAATCCGGATTAGTGAATCCAAACATCGGCAAAAAGAAAAAGGGCGTGTTATTCTCGCGCAAGAAGTCTGCACCCTGAATCTCAAATGCAGCATATCGAGCTACTGAACACGTAAAAAGATTTTCCTGCGTAAGAAGATCAGCGTGATGTCCTGCTAATTCCATCTTCTCATAATCACATTTATGAGCCATGATCGCAGAAACCTGAGCCTTCGTTTCAGCATCAGAGTAATGTTCATCGTGTTCCCATAAGTTTGGTTTCGCTGCACACAACGCACCTATAACATTACCATGATCTTCCGGAATCATCTTCATGAGATAGCACAAAAATGCTTCGACAGATTTAGTTTTAGGTCCGTACTTCATTCGGCCCGTCCGCAGCGCCTCTCATCCTCAATGAATTCTTCATATTCTTGATCACGAGCAGCATTCCATCCACGCATAAATTCTTTATAGTCGTTGATATCTTCGGGTCGATATCCGTTACCCGAATAGAAGGCATTGTGCCCTTCAGAAAAGTAATTGCGTTGTGTCATATTACATCACCTGCGAGTCATCAAAGGAAAACATCTGTGGAGTATCGAATTCGGTACCTTTGGCAAATACCACCGTATCCCAATCCATAACCATAGATTTGGCTCGACCGTCCCAAAAACGATGGATGAAATCGGGCTTGCCAAAAAAAGCACAGGCCCTGGTGAATTCATCACCGTTAAATCCGACGAAATGTGTGCAACTCTTTTCCATAATTCATAGTATCAAAAATTGTAGCTGTAGTCAACCTCTTTATCCAAAATAAATGCCCGACGAATCGAGCATTTATCCCCCTTACCGATTGGGTAGTTTATTTAGATGCAGTTGGTCGACTTTGATTAACAAAATCGTACATCTTTTGTGCAGTTTCTAGAACCTTGTCCAGTCCTGGAAATTCCGGAGCTTCAACCCGCGCAACAAGCTGACCGGTCTTCTCGTCCCGATACTGTTGCATTTCCCATCCCGCCCACTTCATGTTATATTCAGCTTGCACTAGGTCTTTTGCCATTGCAAGGACGTCGGTCCTAATTTCGTAGCCGTTCTTATTGAACTTTACTTCCGGTAAATTATGAATCTTATTTTCGCTCATTTGTGCGTTTCCTGTATTATATAGTGAAAATTGTAAAAACGACGAGAGATAACACACCGAGCGTAGCTCCGCCCGCTACTGCTACCTTACCGATCACGTCGTCTAAATCTAGTTGACAATTCTTAAACAATTTACTTACCTTTCTTTGAAGTTGGGAATAGAGTTTCGACCTGAGCCTGTGCGTTCTTGAAAGCATCTTCATAGAACTTTGGAGTAGACAATGTGGTCGCAACTTTGGTGCCAGCATCAACTGATGCATCTACAAACTTTTTGGTGTACTCGGTTTGAGCATCCACAAAATCAGTGAGAGATTTGGCAAGTCCTTCGTGCTTCACGAAAGTATCGACAGCTACCTTTTTAGCTGACTGAACCGTTTCAATAACGGTGTTGGCAAATAATTTATACATATTAGTTCCTTTCTGTGTGTGTTTGTAGTAAAACTACAGTAGTATTTATACTATATGTAACCGTGTTTTTAAAGTTATTTGGGTAATCGAATAGATTCCAAATAACTATTAGTATCACCGTACAGCGTCATCATCACTGCAATGCGATGATCGTATATTCTAATAAAAGGTTTTCTTTTTTTATCTACTATTTCTGTACCTAAATAGTACGGACATTTAATTTTCTTATCTAGCTCTAATGAATACATCGACCATCCGCCGGTCGATGGAGCCCCTGACAGGTCTTTGGGCCCATCAAATGGAAGATCATAATGCGCTATTTTGGCATACTCAAACGCATTGCGACCAGGATCAGTCAATCGTAGTCCACTACCAGATCGCCCTGTTGTCCACCAGGCAAACATCAACTTATCTACAGGGATATCCTTCCATGGACTATCAGGATCATCTCCTATCTCTGCAAGAATCTTTCTTGTGATTTCTTCTTTAGAATTAGGATAGGTCATCGGGATATACGGTTCTTCCGGAATTTAGAAAAACAACCGTAAATTTGTCGGTCCTGAACTGTGAGTTTAACTTTCGACATAGATTTCTAGCGTGTCCTGGATTAGAGAAACTAGTTTTCTTGTACTTAGGGGCAGCATCATCCTTGAGATAATGTGAGGATTTAAGATTGATAGGTTGATCATCATAGAATACTGCCCAAATACCTGAGGCTTCTACAATTTGATCGCACTTGTATGTTTTTTTATCTACATGTTCTAACAGAACATTAGGTTGCGTCCTGCTCATTTAAAGGTGCCTCCTTTTATCTCAATCTGCATAACCTCATTATCAATAGGACGCGCAACATTCAATTCATGTAGGTCAGCTAATAATTTAGCTACGTCATCACGCAATCCACGGGCTTCTGCGATAGGAAGAACCAAATCCTTATTAAGTTTGGCCTCAACCACTGCCATCTTGTCCAAAAATCGCTTGATGTGTATCATAACTAAGTATTTAGTGCCGCTTTAGCATCTTCCTCAGATTTGAACGGGCCCTTATAATTGTAGCGCTGAATGAAGATATACTTCGGACAAAACGATATAGTTTGAGTTCCATTTTGATCCATAACAAACCATCCGGCAGCATATTGGCACTTGCTCTTGTTAGTCTTAGTAAACAGATGTAATCCGCGTTTGATATCAAACACAGAGTTATATGTGCGAGCGGTTGTTGGATATTGCGGATACGGCAAAGCCGCCTTCGTCTTGTTAGACTTGAGCGGTTCAAACTTTATTTGTGTCTTTTTCTTTAATTCAGTAGCATTGTTAAACTGTAAAAAGTGACCATTGATCTGAACGCCGTACCCTGCGTTGTTTGCCTCAATGTTTCCTACTTTCTTTTCACCGTCTGTTACAATCCAGAATTGATTCTTAACGATTGGCTTAGCAATTAGCTCTGTCATTTTGTTAGTACGCTCCATATATATTCCTTTTCACTGAGACATATTTCCCTGTCAGGTATGTAGTCTATGAACTCAACTCCGTAGTAGGCCTTTTGCAAAAATAGAAACTTACCTGATTTTTCACATTTACGGAATGGGTTGTAGACTCTCCTTTGGTCCCAACGCCATTCAGACTCGCCGGTCATCCAGTCTTCATACATCATTCTGAATGGTCCTTTGTAATCAATTTAAATAGGTCTTTCTTGTGTTTAGGAGACCACAACTTAGCGTTCGGACCGCACACACTAGTAGCTCTGGTCATTCGACAGGATTCATATTCAGCCTTACTTTTTTGGGGGCCAGTCACTACATCCTCTTTCTCAACCGATTCCTTATAATTTTTGAGGCACTTGTAATCATATGATGGAGGATTTCCGAAATAAAAAACCATGTCTGCAAATGACACAGAACTATGCTTACAGTCCTTGCAGAGATATTCAGTGTGCTTGGTTTGGTTGTCACTCATGTAATGCTCCAGAATAAGGCTTGTTCAGCCATTTAGAGAAAGTTTCGGCTTGTTCAGAAATCTTATTAAGTTCGTACTTACCACAGAACTTCATCAGATGAACGCCGACCTGAGGAGTAATGTTAGTACGAACATCTCCGCGAATAACAGCATCGACCGCCTCTTTAATTTCTTGCGGTTGAGCAGTTAGATCGATGAGAGTACGATTACGCTCATAATCATCCTTAACACGGTGTTCGACACCGTTATGGTCAGTCCACCGTTGAAGCATCAGATTATTCCACTTGAAGCCCTGCTTCGTGCGGTCGTCAAATGCTTCCTTAATGCCTACTGTATTTTTACTTCCCTTTTCTCGCACGCCAGGATAAGCACTAAACACGTTATCAGTGGCGTCACCACGAATGATCTTCTTGAACAGCAGATATTCGGGGTCTTCCAAAAGCTTTTGTGTGCCGGACTTCTTGTCCTTAACAGGACGGCCACGATCATCATAGTAACCGTCAAGCTTGATCAGTTGACCAGCAACACCGTTGTACTGACTCACATTCTCGCTAATCAACTGCACAAAGTCAGTGTCAGACGACAGGATGTAGTGCTGATCCTCAGGATGCAGATGAATGAAGCGAGCGATAAGGTCATCGGCTTCTGCATTCTCGCAGCGAAGGACACTAGTGTTGGTCTTTTCACGAAGATAGTTAGTAAACGTTTCATACGTCTCCCAAAACATCTTGTTTTCTTCGACTTCGGCCTCAGTAGCATTAGTAGCTACTCGATTGGCCTTATAAGGAGCATAGAACTTCTTGCGCCAAGAACGTCCTTCAAGACAAAACACAACGTGGTCAATGTCAAACATGCGAACAGCCTGATTGACAGACGACAGCGTTAGGTGCATCGCCATCCCGATCTTTTCCCACGTGTCGCTATTGCGAGACGCGACGTGCCGAGCGCGAAAGAATGTGTTAGCAGTATCTACTAATGCATACTTTATCATCTATATCCTCATTATTTTCACTATAATACAATGATTATAAGATAATGTCAATGTTTAATTTGATAAGATGATCTCCGATGATAAATAAGACATATACTCCCGATTATAGGAACCCATTATGAATTATCTAATCGACTTTGCTACCACGTTATCTGATGCTGATATCAACGCATATTTAGCCGCTAATAACATGACCTCAGTAAAGGCATACACGACTTTCAAGAATGTACATCTTGTTTCCTCAGAGGTAGAACCTAAGGTCGATTCCTCAGTACTAAAAGTAAATTCTGATGATGGCAATGATATCAAACTTCTAGATTTTGATATCACAGTGACTCAACCAAAGAGCGAAGAATTAGATATACAGGTACATGACGATAAGGATTGGTGGAAGGTAGTTTCTCTTAATGACGTTGATCTTTCCAAGCCAACTTACACACAGGAACGTCGTGGTTTTGGTAGCGTCGTATATATTATGGACAGCGGAATCGAAGCTACTCATCCTGATTTTACGAACGCTAAAGTTACTTTGTTACATAGTTTTACTACTGACTTTACTGATACAAAGGGACACGGCACTGCTTTGGCTAGTTTAGTTGCAGGTGATACTTGTGGGCTGACTAGAGCTGAAATTAAGGTAGTTAAGGTATTCGATATTAACACTGCCACTAAACAAAGTGATCTATTATCAGCACTAGATGCGATTGCAGTAGATTATAATAGCAATGGTCTTCCTCCATCAGTTCTTAACTTAAGTTGGTCTATTGCCAGAAACATATATGTAGACTCTAAAATTCAAGAGCTAATCGATTTAGGTATTTTTGTGGTAGCTGCTGCTGGTAATAGTGGAACTACAATCGGTGACGTTACCCCTGCTGCTATTCCTGATGTATTGACTATTGGTTCATTTGGTCACTCACTAACCCCTAGTGATTTTTCTGATTACACAGGCAGCGCTATTTCGGTAACGGGTTCTACTACAAACTCTGGCGCGCTAGACGGCTGGGCACCTGGAGAGAAGATTTGGGCTGCTGGATTAAAAGGTACATATGCATTTATTGCAGGTACTTCAGCTTCTTCTGCAATTGCTTCAGGAGCTATTGCTCATAATTTAAGTGTATATGTAGATAGTAACGGAAATACACCTAGTGTTTACACAAATCATAGTGCCAGAAAAGATTACTTTGCAGGGGTATTGTCAACTTCAAATATTACTATGGACGATAATACGATGTACAGAATGATGTGTTTAGGTAAGAAAGATGTGCTGAATCTTTCTGACCCTAAATATGCTCTTTCTGAGAATTTAATCGCATCATACCTACAATCAGTTGCTATAGTGTCTCCTACAATCAGAATAATTTCAGAATCAGGTAAGCCGTACTATTCAGATGTACTAGTCAATGCACCTATCACTAGAATCACTGGACCAGATTTACCTAGTTACGTCACAATCGATGAAACCGGACTAATGACTATTACCTCTCCGACAATAACCGATCCATATGAACAACTTCCTTCTTTGAGCTTAACAACGTACTCAGCCTCTGGTGCAACTCAAAATATTAGTGTTATGTTGTTTGTATTCAGAGATGGGGTAACGTTAGGCAATATCTCTACACTAGTTCCTACGACAGATCCTGTAGTAAATGCAGTATTACTAGCCAATACCTGTTTGACTAACGGATATTGCGGCGTTGACGACTGTTATCTTGAAGGACCTTTTGCGTGTCTGGGCAGCGGGAAATTTGGTTGCTATTGTCAATATGGTAGTGACGAGAGAGTTAAGGACAATATCCTCTTAGAGGACACTATAGATGGACTGAATATCTATTCATACAACTATATTTGGGATAAGCATCGTAGGCTTTCTGGTGTAATGGCACAAGAGCTGATCGGTACAGTTCACGAAAAGGCTGTGGTCAATACAGAATCCGGTTACTTCAAGGTCGATTATAATCGGTTACCTTCTAACGTAAAGTTCAGAATTTTCGGTAAGTAACAATGACTTCGTTTGCTGATAAACTTAAGCAACGATTGACTGAGGTAGCAGACCAAGTAAGTTCGGCCATCGAAGTTGTAACATCAATCGAAGCCGAGCAGCGACTAGACATATGTAAAGGGTGCCCGGAGCTTACTCATCTTACTCACCAATGTAAGTTATGCGGCTGCTTTATGTTAGCAAAAACTAAATTAAAATCAGCTTCCTGTCCGATTAATAAATGGTAGGATTCAGTGCACCAATGGACTAGGATGGGTTGGGGAAGCGAATTCTCTGATGTTTTTCATGAAGAAAAGCAGTTACACATAGACCTATCTAATCTTACCCCAACGTACAATAAAATAACTGAAATCGCTAAGAGAGTCATACGCGATATTTCTAACCAGTACCCTGCACCATATAATCTTATGGTAAGCGGTGGTTCCGACAGTCAGACTATGCTTTGGTGTTGGATGCATTCTGGTGTTCCTTTTAATTGTATCTCTATAGAATATGTAGACAATACTGGAAAGGTTTACAACGAACATGATCTTGAACAGTTAAAAGAATTTGCAAATAAATTCAACATACCTATAACTTACAAACAGCTTAATATCTTTGACTTTCTAGAGAACCATCTTTACGATTATGCTGCCAAATATCGTTGCACAAGTCCTCATATATGCTCTCATATGAAAATAGCCGAAATGGTATCTGGTACAAATATATTCAGCGGAAACTTTATTCAAGAAGGATGCTATACCTATACTGTTTTGGGTCTTAAGAGATACGCTGACGTAAACACTAATGTAATTCCGTTCTTCCTTCTACACGACGCAGAGTTAGCTGCCGCTATGGCTCAGTTTATGTATGATCCTCTAGAGGACCAAACTAAAGGCTTAGAGTGGCATATAGAAATGCTTCATAAGTATAATAATAAAATATCAATACTTCATAAAGCAGGTATACCCGTTATTCCACAGAAAACCAAATTTACCGGATTTGAGTTAATCAAAGACTATTATGACGAACATAATACGTTAACACCTATAGAACGCATTCGATATGGTAATATGCCTAGTAAAAGAGCATTTGATATACTATTTCGATATAAATTATCAGAACAAGTTAAATATAATGATATGGTAGTGTATTTGTACAAAGACGAACTCTACTCAAACCAGAAATTAACTGTAGGCACGTAGGATACTCATATGCTAGATGTTCAGGTTATAACTTTCACTCAGATTCTTCCTATTTGGAAAAATGAACTATGGCCCGACAGAATGTCAGAAATTGAAACACATAGTGCTATGACTTGGCCTAAGCCAAAAGCTGAACCATACGACATGGGTATATTCAGTAATCCAGTTTATTTTTGGGGAATTTACGATGGGGGAGATTTAATTGCCGTTAACAGCGGACATTTATCTAGTCCACTAGAGTTTAGGAGCCGCGGTCTTTGGGTTCATCCTAATTATAGAAGTTTAGGTTTATCTCAGCAGCTTTTATTAGCAGCAAAACAAACTGCGATATCTTCTACCACAGATGGTGTGATGCCAGTTTTACTCCAACTACTAAAAATTTTCAAGATATTTATCTGGATACTTAAGTGCGAGTGTAATAAAATTCTTAAGGTCAGGACTTTCTATGTTAAGAGGAAGATATTCCTTTTTTACAATATGTACAGATGGAATACCTTCAATTTTTTTGCGAAAATATTCTTCTACCACAGATGGTGTGATGCCAGTTTTACTGACACTTATATATTCTGTACGATCTAGTCCATTAAATCTAGACCTATGGGGTTTTAGGTAGGTTTTCCCGTCTTCCTCTAAGGTTCTGATCTGCCCCTCAAAACCTGGCTGAGCAATAGCTAAAAAATGTATTACTGCTGTATTTCCGATTTTAGTATATGCATTGGTGCGACTGTATAAATCTGTTGTAATTCCAGGTTTGGTATAGGTGTCAACCCCTTTTATTTCTGCGATATACAGAACTAATGTCATTTTAAGATAGCAGTCTGCTTAGCCTGCGACAAAGCATGAAACAACGTATATCCGTTGTCATCATAGTCGTCCAAAAAATTCTTAGATATGTTTTTGAAAGTTCCGCCGGCCTGATAATATATCTGCAACCATAGAGCCAATGAAGCGTCTGCTGGTGTGTTAGGTATCTTCTCCTTAGGATATTTCATACTATACCAGTGTTTGTACGTGGCGTCTGCTAAGAGTCGAAATTCTCCGGGAGAACCTTCAAGATTGTAAATGATGTTACCTAAAGTATGTAAAAATTCTTTTATTGTTTTGTTAGACAGTGACGTAGTACCTTTAATTTTCCTACGTAGGGTTACCATCGGTAAAACCTCAACCGAATCTACTGCTCGGTCATCCCAGTTCCATTTATGAATTTGGCACCACCAATGCATTTCTTCTACAGTAAGATCCTTAAGCAAATCTACCCGAGTGAAGGCTCCGGGTTTATCCTTGTTTTCATCATCTCTTTCGTGAACCGGAGTGATGTCATATGATTCCATAATTTTCTGAAATGCATATGCAGTTTCATACTTGTCGAGCGTTATGGAATTCGGACTATCCTGACGTTTAGCCAATACGTAATTTTTCCATTTGTCAAAGGACGCAAGTTTCTTTTTGTCATCTCCGTTAATACCTAAAAAGTGTTCCCGTGCAAATATAAAGTTGTCAAATTCCACAACCTGACATTCAATTTTTAGATCAAGCCACTTATCTGATGAAATGCCTTTGCTAGAATGATAGTATCCCCATTTGGCTAATATACCATGACAGATCGCGGTGTGTTGCCCGTCTGTGATGTAATAATTAAGCTTATTTCCGCGCTTGATTTTCAGCACATTGACGAACTGAGATTTTTTACTATCAAAGTTTTCTAATATCTTTTTGATATGTTTTGGGCTATACGGTCGCTGGACGGCCTGCGCACTGAGTAATTTGCGCAACGGAATCTCCTCAGGCTTTGGCTTGATGGCCAGATTCGGAGTCGATTTCTTTTCTAAAATGTCCTTCGTTTTTACACCGAGCGGACAACTAACAAAATCATTTACTAAACTTTCTACAGATACCCCAGCAACGTCTCCTGGTTTCTTGTCCAATACGTTAGTAGGTCTAGCGGCCGAATCAATCGTATCTTGACCCTTTCTATTGTTTAGAATATCAATCCGTTTGAAAACTGACGGAAACTTAGAACTTGACATACTTAATAAATCCTTTTTGTCGTTAGGTTTTTAATGAAAAATATGTGGTCTGCAAACTTCTTGGAATGAACAAGCGTACTTCATGAGCGGGCTAGTGGGAGTTCCACCCGATCCTAAGCCAAACTTCAATGCAACTTGTTCGGCGTTGCTGTTTTTAATATATTGCTGGTAAGCTTCATGCGGTATGAATAGGAAAAACAATTTGTGAAATTTCTGTCCAGGTACACATAGACACACTCTCAGAGGTCCAATTTTATTTTTTATTCCGGATACTTAGGCTTGAAAAGTGAGATTGCACTCGCCTGTACGGTAGAATGTTGCAAATTTTGCATCAGTGTTGTCATCATAATCCCTACCTACCGTCTGTTTCCCAAGCCATGTCGTGTGACCCGACATGGCTTTAGCCAAAACACCCTCCCAAAAATATCCTTTGTTATTGTCTGTGGTTTTTACGACCTGTTCTGTGACATATTGTCGAACACTTTCGGTAGAATCGCTGTGTAAGTAGTCTACTAGTTCATGTAAAAATTTAAAATTATTCATTTAGCTGACCTCAGTAAATCCGTTACCCAAATCTCGCTGAGCTATGATACGAACATCGTCACGCTTAGCCGGGTCTGCTTGTTCTTGCTCATACACTTCTAGTGCAATATTGCGACAAACTGTTTGAAACCAGCGGTCAACAATCTCTGCATCAGTGTCATTTTGTCTAAATTTGTAACCTTGTTTGACAAGATTTAACACAAACTTGTCATTCCAGTCTAATTCAAACGATCCATTGTTAATGTCTTTGGGATCAAGTTCGACTTTAGTAATTGCGATATATGGTTGACCAGCAGCAGTAGCCAGTTCCTTAGCAGTCAATGCGGGTACCGCTGGTTTAGGAGCCCTAGGCTTTCTAGGCTTTCTAACCTTAGGAACTTCGACTAGTTCTGGGATAGGTGCAGGCTGCTCAACAGGTGTGCCATTCCACCACTTTTTTAATGCATCAAACATAATTTTTCCTTATATAGTAGTATATATCGTCTTGTCCTTAACCCGTTGAGAAACAACAGCACCGTCAATCCAAACAGGAGGCTCTCGATTAGACCAGCGATGCAAGTCTTTCTTACCTTTGTTGTAATAATTTCGATAGTTGACGATAGGATCATCACTGATAATAAATTCGACAGCCATGCAAGACGGCATTTTAGTCATTGCGTTTCGGCGCAAGTTCGTTGGGGTAGTCTCAAGAATCCGAGCTACGCTTTTCATAGTAGAATGCTGCTTGCCATAACGATGAGTATACTCATCACCTAATGCGATCAAATGTGCATGTAGCCACTTGTAATTATCCAATGATTCCCGGGCCCAAACAGCAGACGGGTGATTTGCGTGGGTACTTTTGTACAGATGATCCTCGCGGCTATCTGATAGAACATATCGCTTAATGTTACGGCCTCGGGCCGTCTTTTGAGCTTCCTGAACCCCGTCGAGCATACGATGGGCAGTTGATAGCAATTGTGCTGTCTCGATGATCATTTTGACCACGTGCCGATCGACCATAGACTGCGCAGCAAGCTTGGGATCAGAGTTTACATAGAAAATGTTAATCGTACTTCTCCAGATGAATGATAAATAGTTTATACTTAACAATGGGATTATATATGGACATTCGTAGAATTATAGACATAATAAATGAAAACACCGGAGAAGTCAAGGGAACACCTCCGTTTTCGGATAACTTGAATGTCATGACGTTGGGACAGTTTCTAAACATGTCAGGAATCCTCACTCCAGATGAGAAAGAGGAAGAGGTTGACGAAGCAAAACTAGATGCGACCGCGAGACCTTTTGGCAAAGAGGAAATGACAAAGTACCTCGATACAATCACAAGCAAAACTAAAGGCAAAGCAGATAAGTATAAAAAGCCATATATTCATGGTAGTAACATTCCTATTGTTGGTGAAGGCGGCGAAAAATACGATCTAAAGAAACTACGTTCAGATATCACTAAGAGGCCAGCCAAAGTACTCAAGCAGAACGAAAAGATGCAACACAGTGATGGTACTGCAAGCGTCTTCTACAATGTAGGTCTGCCTGCGCTTAAAGGCTTAGCGGTCGATGAAGACAACGGAGAATTCGTAATCATCGACACTTGTCCGGGTGCGGGTGCATGTCAAACATATTGTTACGCTATGAAGGGCGGCTACATACAATGGAAGAATGTATCGATGGACCAGTCACAGCTTTTAAACTTCCTCTATAATGATCCATCAGGATTTATGGACATGATGGGTAGTGAAATTGAAGCAGCAGACAAAAAGTTTAACAAGAAAGACAAGAAGACCAAACTAGTAATTCGTTGGCACGACGCAGGTGACTTCTTCTCTCCACAATATCTTGCAATGGCATATTCACTAGCTAAAAAGTATCCTAAAGTAGACTTCTATGCTTACACAAAATTAGCATCGGTTGCTAAATCAGAAAAGCCTGATAACTTCAAGATTAACTATTCAATGGGTGCAAAACCTTCTCAAGAAAAAGAAATCGATTTTGCTGTTACTAAAAACAGTAGAGTTGTTCCTCGTGAATTATTCACTGATCTTATTGCTAAAGACGGAGCAAAACTACTGAAGGACGCCAAAGGTCGTATGCAGTTCAAAACAAAACAGGATCTCAAGGCATTCAAAGAACGCCTTGCTGCAAAATACAGTGTAGATCCAAAGTCAATACTAACATACGATGAAATGATGTCAACCCCAGTTAGTTCCGAAAAAAACAAGTACAACGTGATCGTCATGCCGGGAGACGGTGACGACTCTGCAAACAGAAGTGACGTTCTAAACAGCTTCCTGCTAATGCACTAAAATTCAAATAAATCTAGGCCCGATAGTTCTTTCTTAGGTTCGAACATCGGGTCTTTTGTTAAGTATGTATCGTTATCCGTATAGATAACTCTGAACTTATGCTTATTGGTTAGAACAGACTTTATGTCATCGATGCAGATTATCTTTCTACCTAAATCTTTTATAAAATCAGCATACTTTACAGTGGTTTCATTGCATATCTTAGCAGTGCTATTGTTTGACTTCTTTTCAACAAAGTTATTGATACAGTTACTCCAGCTGTGAAATACCGTTGATTCCATAGCTATAGCATTGGATAGTGATCCTACTTGATACCAATCATTTGCAGTAGGGTACTTTTCATAAGCAACTATGATGTCATTAGCCATCGTTTTCTTATTGGTTTCAAAAAAGAATTTCTTGTTAAAGTTATTAGTCCATCGCTGATTTTCAAGCACAAATGTAGGTAATTGTATGTGCTGTTCATAAAAAGCCATGCCATAGCTTTCTACGGTGCTAGGATTAAATGCTATCCTAGACCCTGAAATGAAATCTACTTTTTCTTGTCCTATGATCCCTACCTTAATTTCGTATTTGGCATTGATAGTTTTCAGACGATCTTCAAACTTCTTAGCGCCGGTGGCACTGGTCATGATACGGGCCGGCAGTTTAACCTGATTTATCAATTCTATAAAAAGTTCGGGCTGTTTTCCGTCTTCCCATCTACCTACAAATAAAATACCCTCGCGAGGTCCGCTGTATTTTTCGAGCAATCCTTTTTCTGATATAGGAATAGGTAGATACTCTGCGTTAGAGAATGTCGATTGATTAAACCTACTTTGTGTTCCAATAGTAAGGCTATTCAACTGTAACTGCTCACGCATCATTTCATTGACACTGTCCAAAAAAGGATTTTTAGTATCTTTAAAAATCTGTGATTCTAGGTGAGTGTAAGCGATATTTTGAATACAATCAGATAATCCTAATGCGGCGGCAACTTGTATAGTTTCATAGGTGTTGCATACAAATGCGTCATAGATGTTAGTTGTTAATGCTTTAACGATTGCATCTCTAAAGTTAGCCATGCGTTCATAACAATAGCTATCTTCATACATAAAAATTGCACTGTGATCAGTGTATTGAAGCGGAACCTTAGGATAAATTACATTAACCTTAAGCTCTTTAACAAAATCTTCTGCAAGACCCTGTGGAACTTTATCTGTAATGATATCAACTTTTATGCCATGACTACTCATCATTTCACAGAAACTCTTTGCGAATTGTCCAATTCCACCATGCGGAATTAGGGTCTGTGAACTAACCAAAAAGCCAATTCTGTGAGTATATAAGTTCATCTAGCAACCAACAATAGATGATAATCTTGAATCGTGTACCAACGATCTATCCTATAGGTAGTTCCTAATTCATTATATGTTAGTCTCTGCGATATTCTATATGCAGTTTTAAACCAAATCCAATCTCCGCTTTGACTGCACTTGTGTGGAAAGAAACAGAACATTAATCGAATTTCATCTGCACCCCTTATCCAAATTAGGTTAGCCTCTGTGTTGACCATATGCCACATTTACGTTCCCCATTGGTTCTTCCAGAGCGTGACCTGCAATCTATCACTATAACGAAGCCCATGCTTCATTGCTGCTAGTGCCACGTTCTTGTTATT